CATGTATGCGCCAGAGGCATTGCTGTTTGTCGGCCTTAAGGACAAAAAGATTACTGGGTTTCATGGTGTGACTAACCAGCTGCTGATTGATGCATATGCGCCGGATACAGCATTGGGAAACGCATCAAGTGGTGGTGGTCAATCATGATCTATCGATTCTTTCAAAACAAATATTGGGGGGAGTAGCATGCCAACATATGCGTACAAATGCACAGCATGTGATCAAGAATTTGAGGCTTATAGCAGCATTGCGGATCGCGATGCAATTGTTGGCACTAATTGTGATCAATGCTCACTCCCCGGCGTGATCCGCATTCCAATTGTGAATTGTGGGTTTCGCGCAGATACTCCGCCACAAGCATCTAGTGACTGGAAGCAGTTGATGGCAAACATGCGAAAGAAAAACACCACATTGTCCCATAAATCAACAATTGGGAACGACCTATGAGTGAATTGCATACTATGGTCGAGGAAGAGATGAAGTTATTTCATGATGCGGTCGTTAATCGATACCAAGAAACTCAGTCATGGATTGATGCGATTGTACAGCACTGCGAAACTATCGGGGTGGAAGTGGAAGACTGCATTGGTATGGTTTCTCCCAGTATCATTGCTAAGTTGCAAATAGAGGGCCAAGCCAAGCGCATGCTGAAAATGGATGCACATGTCCGATTGGAACTGTGATACAATATGAACTGTTGGATAGACACCAACTAAATAGTGATGGGCGTAGACCCACAAAACTTGTAACTTGTTTAAACTGTTAATAAAGGTAACACAAAATGTCATTAGCAAATCTTAAAGCAAACCTGTCAACTGGATTGCAAAAACTAAAACAACAAGCGGAAACTAAGGCCCGTGCCGTTGATGATCGTTATTGGAAAGTTGGATTCGACAAAGAAAAGGGGACTGGATCGGCAGTTGTGCGATTCTTGCCAGCCCCACAAGGCGAAGAGTTCCCATACGTCCGCGTCTATAGCCACAATTTCCGTGGCAACGGTGGTAAGTATTTTAATGAACTTTCCTTGTCTACTATTGGCAAGCGGGATGCACTTGGCTTGCTGAATTGGAAACTCTGGAACAGCGGAATTGAATCCGATAAAGCGCTCGCAAGCAAAATGAAACGCAAGGTAGAGCATACTGCCAACGTTTTGGTCATTAACGACACTGCGAACCCAGATAATAATGGAAAAGTGTTTTTGATGAAATATGGCCCCCAGATTCATGAAATCATGGATACTGCCATGTTCCCCCCAGAGGGCTCTGTTGATGCGCCCCTGAACCCATTTGATCCTTGGGAAGGTGCCGATTTTGTGTTTCGGGTTTATGGTAAGAAAATTCCAGATAATCGCACCGGTCAGCCAACGATTGTACCTAGCTACGAAAAGTCGTCATTCAAATCACCGAGTGCAATTGGGTCTGACGAAAAGATCGAAGAAATTTGGTCTAAGTGCTACCCGCTTCAGCCGTTTGTTGCCCCAGAGCTTTTCCTGTCTGAGGAAGAGTTCAAGAAAAAACTATTTGATGTGCTTGGCCCTACCATTGGAAGTGGCATCCCTGTTGTCGAAGGGTGGGTCGCACCAAGTCAGCATCAAGTGGAAAATCGTGGGGTTGCTCCTAAGCAGAAAGAGGAACTATTTGACGATACCCCGCCATTCGACGTAGATGAACCAAGCCTGCCGAAGCAAACTAAGAATACAGTCGCCGCCATCAGCAATGATTCTGACGACGACATTGAATTCTTGAAGGGATTGTTGTAAAATTGGGGGCTTAGTCCCCCTTTTATTTGAAAGAAATATTATGCCACACTTTGCAATGCCCTCAGATTATGATGATTATCGTATCAAAGACCACTTTGTTTTGATTGGCGATGGTGACGATAAGTACGATAAGTTCGTAAACATGACGCTACATTGCGGATTGATTTTGGAATTTGTTGTTAGTTACGATTCGGTTGAATTTGTTACTGCTAGTAACGATGACATTTGGCAAGCTACTGATGGGGCTATCAGGCAAGCACTTACCAACGAAGCGGTTGATATAGCTCGCAACTTTGACTGCGTTGTGCTATAATACGCATCTGATTAATTATTGAAAAGGATACATTATGACTATTGATTCTGACGTTCGCATTGTTCACATCCGAAAAATTGATGGGCTTACTGACATCTCTACGTATGGCGGGGTGACAGTTGCATACTCATGGCGCAAGGGAGATACGTTTATCGTCTGCTCTACTGCAATTTGTTCTGATCGTGATGTGTTTAGCCGTAAAAAGGGCAACGCCCTTGCGATGGAAAGCTACGCACTTGGGCAGGTCATTCGGTTGCCTTATAGCAGGGCAATCCAAAAAAGCGGTGTGACTCCAACTACCCATGTTCGGGCTGTGTTTGAAAGATCGATTTAAGGAAATATTATGACTACTAACAATAAATCTACTGGTGTAGAAAAACCAGATTTTAGCGCTATCAAGTTGAGTCTTGCTAATTATATTGGCGTTGAAAACACTAAGCGACATAAAGTTTATGCCGAAGTAGATAAGTTCTTTGGTGTGAAAAATTCTGATGGTCGCATTAAAAAGTTCGGGGAACTTGGATTCATTCTTGCTGGTGGCGCTATTAATGCAATTTATAGCGGTCGCAAGGTTAAGGATTTAGATATCTATTTGCGTGATACTGGAAATTTGGATGCAGTTAAAGAGTACATGGCTGAGTGTTTTGGTGCGCCCGTTTATGAAACCGCGAACGCACTGACATATCGACGTAAGGGTCGTGATGGTAAAAAACTTGACGTTCAAATCATTACACGATTTTCTGGCACGCCCCGTGAAATTCTGAACACATTTGATTTTACCATTGTGCAGGGAAGTTTTGATTTTCAGACAGAGGCTTTCCTGCTTGATGATAATTTTCTGCCAGATATTGCCAGCCGTGTTCTGCGATATACAGGCACCAGTCACTTCCCGATTTGCGCTCTCATTCGCACAAAAAAATATCAAGACCGTGGCTACGTATTGGTGAATAGCACAATCCTTGCAATTAGTTTTGCAATTAACCGCCTTGATCTAAAAACGTATAAAAACGTTAAAGAGCAATTGCTGGGCATCGATACGATGTTTTTGTATGGCTTTTTGGAAACGCTCGACGACGATACGGAACTGACTGATGCTGAGCGCCGCGAATTCATCGAAACGTGTTGCACACTGATCGATAACCAAATCGGAAAATCTTTTGGTATAGGCCAAACTTCTGATGATGATTCTGAAACTGACGAATAAAGGAAATATTATGAAACTGTCCGAACAAACTTTGGCGATTCTCAAAAACTTTGCTAGCATTAATCCTAGCATCAAATTCAAAGCAGGCAATGAAATTCGCACTGTGTCTACTGGCGGGGAAATGGTTGCGAAGGCCGCTATCGATGTTGCTTTCCCACAAGATTTTGCGGTGTATGATCTGTCCCGATTCTTGCAGTGTGCGACCCTGATTGGAGCGCCTGAACTTGAATTTTCTGAAAATTATGTCACAATGATTGGCGACAATAATAGCATCATCTATGGGTTTACTGATCCGACTCTGATTGATGGGGCGAATTACAACAAGTCATACCCAATCGATACGCTTGTGGCCGATGTTGAGATTTCGCAGCTGAAATTGCAAAAGATCAAACAGGCCGCATCTGTACTTGGTGTGCCTAACATCAGTTTGATTGGCGATGGCACTAACGTTAATTTGGTTGCGCATGATGTGCGAAACAAGTCAACAGACCGGTATAAGGTGCTTGTTGGTCAGTCTAGCACCAAGTTTGCTGTAAATTATAAGGTTGTAGATTTTCGCATGATTGCTGATGATTATGACCTGAAAGTTAGCAGTGGCGTTGTGACTGAGTTTACTGGGAACTTGGCGACCTACATTGTGGCTGCTGAAATTATTGTTGATTGATTAAATTTTCTTGTAAATTCTACAAAGGGGGCTTGTATAGTCCCCTTTTCTTTGATATAATTCAGGTTTTCTAAGGAACTTATTATGAAAAAAATTGCAGCATTCATTATAGCCAAGAAAGATTGTGGTGATGTTGAGTCTCACTATCATGCAACCACTAGACCAGATGGCGGTATTGGATTCCCCGGTGGTAAGGCTAATGCTGACGAAGATGCACGAGCTGCCGCGATTCGTGAATGCGTCGAAGAGGGGTGGCTTCCAATCGGCGTTTCACTGGAACCAATCTATTCGGCAGATATTGATGGATTCTCTATTTTTTGGTTTCACGCTGATACCATGTTTAAGTTGCAGGCATTCAAGGAAATGGGGCGCATTGAACCAGTGATGGTAACCAAACAAGCTATGGTAAAATCTGGCTTTGGCAATGACTCTGCAATCAATGCTCATGACATCTGGATGACCACGTTTGAAGGTTAATTATGGCTTATATTGATAAAGTGTGCGAATTTAGTAATGAATACGATGGACTAGCGATGTATTCATATAAACGCAATCACATTCAAATCATTCCGAAATATCGGAAATTGTTTCGTGGTCATGATGCGGTATTGCACGTATTTGCAGAAGATACTGACTTTGAATGTACGATTGGCAGGCGCGATTTTGCGCTGGTTGTACCATCTATGCAGGGTCACGTTAATGGGGTTTATCTTAACGATACTAAAAGTATCCGGCAGACCAAAAAACGCCTCAAGCGTCTGCTACGGTGCCGTGATCTGAAAACGATGTATCATAATTGTTCATATTGGGAATGGAAGTGCGCTAATTATGCTAACTGAAATAGAAATTGACGGCGAACGGTATCATGCACAATTCAGTCGATATGACGATGAATTGGGTGAGTGGGTTGATCCTGTTCCGCTCCTTGAGGAAGACGGCGACTTGATCCCACTATCAATTTGTATATGTTTCGCGTATGAATCATCAGAATGTTGTTGCAATACTACATCATGGATAAATTATGACTACGATTACGATTAATTTTGATGTATAATTCACCCCACTGAAGCAAACAAGGGGCACTCTATGCACTACACAGAATTGGTCAAGACAGCACAATCAAAGGTTCGCAACTACACAACAAATCAGTGTGAGTATGCAATCGCTGACATCCATGAAACGTTGAAGCTGCACCCGATTGACAGTGATTATTCCGTTAAATTGTTGTGTGAACTGGATGCATGTCGTGATCGAAAAATGGCAATAATGAAAGGGAAATAATGAAGTTTTTTAAAAACTTTGATAGCCGGGGGGATACGCTTTTTGTTGTAGAGCACGACAATGGGCAGGATTTTTATCGTGAATTTCGCATTAAGCCGTCTCTATACTCCCTTGGAAATGGGGACTACAAAACGATTCATGGTCAGTCGCTCAGTCGAGTAGACTTTGATTCCCCAAAATCAGCGAAAGACTTTGCCGGAATGCTTGGGGACAAGACATATGGGTTTGATCGGTTTGCTTACAGCGAAATTCATAAGCGATATGGGAACGACTATGATCTGTCAAAAATTCGCGGCGTTATCATAGACATTGAGAACGCGGTTGATGACAAATTCCCAGATATAGAAACGGCGGATACGCCAATTAATTGTCTGACAATGTTTTTCCGTGGCACATATTTTTGCTATACAACATTGCCTATTGATGGGCTAATTGCTGAGCCAGATGAAAAGATTTGGCAATTCAATAGTGAATCTGAAATGCTGACAAAATTCTTGATGCACTTCAAGCAGATTCGGCCTGATTGGGTGTCTGGGTGGAATTCATCTGGTTATGATTTGCCATATATTGTTACTAGAATCCGCGTAGTGCTTGGAACAGAAGCAATGAACAGCCTATCGCCATTTGGTAAGGTGCGTGTTATTAAAAACGAAAACGAAGGGAAGATTTCGTTTGAGGCTAATATTATGGGGGTATCTGATCTTGACTTCATGGTGCTTTACAAAAAATTCAGGCTCATTACCAGAGAGAGCTATAAACTAGGATTCATCGGCTCGGTAGAATTGGATGAAACTAAAAATGAATTACCCGGATCGTTCAAAGACACCTATACTAATTACCCAAAAGAATTTGTCAAGTACAACATCCAAGACACAAAATTGGTGGTGAAACTAGAAGCCAAACTATCTATGATTGATCTGGCTATGTCCATTGCGTATGTGTCAAAAACTAACTATCAAGATTGCTTGGAAAACGTCAGGGTGTGGGATGTTTTGATTGCAAATTACTTGATTGACCAAAACATTGTTGTTCCATACAGACGCAATACAAACGCCGCCAACGAATCTTATGAAGGCGCTTATGTCAAAGAGCCAATTCGGGGCTACTATGATTGGGCAATCAGCTTTGACTTTGAGAGTCTCTACCCACGGCTAATACAGACATACAACATTAGTCCAGAAACCATGATCACAAAAGATGCATGGATAAAGTTACGACCAACTGACATTGTTCAAAAAACAGATTTGTATAAATCTGCTAAAAAAAATGCAGATCGGTTAGATGCAACATTGTGTGGAAATGGCGGTCTGTTTCGGCGCGATAAGGTTGGGTTTATCCCTGTTCTAGCTGAAATGATGTTCAACCGGCGCAAGGATGCGAAAAAACCAATGCTGAAATACAAAACTCAACTAGAGTTAATTGAAGCAGAAATAAACAAACGTGGCTTAGGCAATACCAACTAATTCACGCATACGCATAGCAGCATAGGTGCTTTCACTATTCCTTGTTGATAGTGGAACCTGTGCTGTATTGCTTTGTGATGCTGTTACTGTAGGTTGCTGCATTGGTTGCTGAATAACAATGGGAGCTGCTTGGGTTTGTTGTGGCTTTGATAGGCTAGCTGTCATCTGGCTACGGTCTTCGCTTCCGGGGTTTGATCTCATATTCCCTTTAGCACCTTTCAGGGAAACATGCCATTTCTCGCTACCAATTGGGCGCTCCAAGCCATTGGCGGCAAGCAACCCCATGCTATCGGCTTTGTTTAGCTCTGGTGTGTTTCCGTCAATCGCTAATCCAAATTCATGCAGCGATGTTCCGGGCTTCGCCGCCATTTTCGGGTCTTGCTCATATAGCCTTGCTTGTTGTTCCGAACTACGAAATGCGCTATTAATAGTCAGCTTGCTACCAGTTGCTTGCTCATAGTCATTTGCAAGGCCAGTAACTGCCTCTTGCATCGATTTTGTTAGGTTTTGTGTGTCTACCCCTTGCTTGATCACAGCAACGTCACCTAGGGGCTTTCCGTCGCCTTTGGTGGCCTGTTGATCATTGTTTGTATTCTTGTTTGACTCTGATGGCGCTTCATCCTTTGTGATGGGCGTGGGCGATGTAGATTGTTCGACCTTTTTACGGACTTCATTCAATCTGTTGTCAAGTTTTTGTTTTACGTTTGCAACAAATTCACTGACCGTAGACACCTTGCCATTGGTGGACATTAACTGCTCATTGCTTTTGTATTGAGCGCTGCTAACATGTGCCGTGATTTTATCAGATGGCGATTCTTTGAACGCAACAATGACTTTCTTTCCACTACTAGCACCGAGCAAATGCAATATATATACATCCACTGACTTATTCCCAGTTGTATTCGCCCCAATCCCATTCAAGTTTGATTTGCGCAGTAGTGCATACATGATTGCGGATTTATGCACATCTAGACGATCATCATTTCCGTTTGCTGCGCTTCTACCAATGCCATATTGTCGGGCTACATCAGGATTTAATTTTATCAAATCATCCCATGTTTGCTGCATGAATTGGAATAAGCCAACTGCATTGCCATTGCCTGATCGTGCCGTA